GTGTTGCACAAGATGGACGCTCGACTAACGAAAGCAGAAGATGAGGAATTTGAGTTGTTTCAAGTCGAGGCAGACCAGATTGAGAAGCAGGAGATAATTAAGGCTGTTGCTGGTGAAGTGTACGGTTTAATCAAGGCTGATTCTAGTAACCCAACTGGCGCACAGTGGGGCGAAATAGAGAAGAAAGCTTCGACAATGACTGGAACTGGTCAGGCTGACGATAAAGAGAATGCAGTAACTATCGACAGTAAGACTGAGAATGTTCAACGTACTATTCAAGCTATGCAGAAGCAGCTAGAATTGTTGAAAGAAAGCGTAGATGAAGATGGGTATGGATTTAGCAAGGAAGGCGACGATGATGTTCCCCCTGAAGAAGCGGAGGAAGACGAAGACGATGACGAAGAAGAATTTCCTGAGGAAGTTCAAGAAATGGCAAAGCAAATAGCTGACCTACAAAAAATGGTTGCCCAGAAAAACGGTAACGTTCAAAAGATGATTGAGAACGAGACTGAAAACCGCTTGCGGAAAATGGGTTTCCGAGAAGAGAATGGCCTAAACCGTCCTCAGATTGTTCAGTATGGCGATATGGGAGTAGATGGTACTACTCCAATCCGTAAAGGCACATCCAGTCCTGAAGACACTGTTGACCAGATGATGCAACTATCTTATAGTGAATTACGTCGGTTGCAGGAACAGGTTGATTCGGGTGACACTGACGGAATTCCAAGGGAACTATTAGGATATTAATTTAAATTCGATTTTAAGGAGAAACGATTATGGCTAATCCATCCCTAGCTGAGTATATATCTCAGTCACAAAGAGGGCTTTACCAGAGCGTTTTCGGCCCTGGGTTTATGAAGAAAGCTGGTGCTGGCATTGGTACGCCGTTTACGGTTGATACTGCTACTGGCATTTTCAATACTACCTATGGACGAAAAGTCTGGCAAGCTCTAAATAACCAGACTCGTTTCTTTAATGCGGTGCCCCGTGTAGTATGGGGCAATACGGCTGGTTGGAGGGTACGTACAGACCGTGGTTCTGGACGCTCTCGCCCAGTTACTGAAACTGGGAATATCCCAACCGTTGACATTTCTGACATTCAGACTGTATCGAGCTTGCCTCGTATAATTTCTACAACTTTCGGTGCGTCCGTCAAGTCCGTCTTCACGGCGCAGTTGGAAGGTGGTGTCGGAGATGTGCTGGCGTTGGAAAATGAAAACGCCCAGCTAGACCACATTAAAGAGATAAATGAAGAACTATTGGCCTTGTCAGCTGCCAGAGCTTCTGGTGGAACTGCTGCAAGGGCAGATTTTGGCAGTACTAATGCGATTGCCAAGCACTTTAAAATAGGTGATGAAGTTAACCGATATGACTTGAGTGGCACTGACCATGATATTACTGGCGGTCTAACCGTTGGTGGTACTGCTGGTACTGCTCATGACGGTGGGCAAGTCACTTTGGATGATAATGGATTGGGGAGCGGTCAAGAATGGGCAGCTGGTGACATTATGTATGTCTATAGCCGTGCAGGATTTAGCTCCTTGGACGATATGGTAGCGGAAGACGGTGCTGCTGTTGGTGGCGGTGTGGCCCGTGTACGAGTTTTCGACCTTACCCAGAACACACGGGCTGCTGGTGGTTGGAATGCTGCTGCTTCTGTAAGCCACAACGCTGGTGTGGGGCGTGACCTTTCTCTTAATCTGATTGATACGGCTATTCAGAAGATTAGGGAAAATGGTGGCGAACCCAAACTAATTTTGATGGGACATGACCAGTACTTTAAACTAGAGCGACTGCTCAATTCCCAGCAACGGTATATGGGCCAGGAAGAATATCAGGTTGGTGTAGGCTCTGAGCGTACCTTCCCTGGTACCCGAACTGGACTTGTATTAGCAACTTACATGGGCATTCCAATTCTTCCTGATGCGGATGTGCCTAAGAGCCTTAGTACGTCTGATACGGCACTTGGTTCTAACATATATGTGTTGGACACTGACTACCTAGAGATGGCTATTGCTCAACCCACTCAGTACGTAGAGAACCG